GTAATACATTATCTGGCCGTTCTCGTCTCGCTGTACATACATATTCTGGGATGATCGTATAACCAGATTATCATCTGTCCATTCTAAATAACCAGTACCAAAAATTCTAGCATTGCGCAACCAGCTATAAATTGTAAGCTCTACATTAATTTCATCGAAAAGTTTAGTGACGCGTTCTCGTTCCTCTTCATTGTCTGTAACTATATCATATCCGTCCTTTACAGCATACAAACAGGGTAAATCAATAAGTGTTCTGATTAGAGGGTCGGATAAATAAATATCCATATAACGGCGGTTATCTCCAATCTGGGGTTCGAATTTACTTGCCCCGTAGTTCTTTGTCAGTTTAATTCTTCGAATTATACCTTCTCCGAAACTGCGCGGCTCATCCTTTGTGAAAGGAGGATTCCTGCCAGTTGTGGCAAACTCTCGCCTTTTGAAAGGCCAAAAATTGAAGGGCGCCATTACTACCTCATATTTAAAGTGTTAAATTAATATTTAAAGATTACGCTAAAGACCTCTTGGCCTTCGGTTAGGGGTTTTAATAGGATTTCCCCCCATTCGCGTAGTTGTAAATGTATGATGTGTGGGGCCAAATCGTCTTCGAGATCCCCCTTTACTTAAAGAAATAGAACTGAAAGAAGATTCTCCCGGTAGCATAGCAAGCGAAGCGTGAATACCTAATACGGTACTGTCACAATAATCGTCGTGCTTACCACTAGGCGCCGCAATCTTTTCGGTTTTATTAGCGGCGTCCATTACATATTCTATTTCTGTATGCTCTCGGTACCACTTCCAAACTAGCTTAGCATCTTCAGGGGGTAAGTTATCTGGGTTAGGCACTCGCACGATGCCCCGCTGTATGAAAGAAACCATATCTCGGTATACTTGAGTTTTACTACCTTTCGGTCCACCTGTAAAAATGAAAGGGATAAAGTGAATTGAAAGCGGAATACACTCTGCTCTTATTTCTGTCTCGAACGCGCCACCAATCCCCGTAGCATCCAAGATAACGCGAACAGCCCTAAAGACTTCCGCCACTTCCATAATACGTCGGCGCTGGTATGGTATATCGTGACCGCCTGATTTAGGACCAATTTCTTCCAGATAGATAAGTCGTGTAATATTTCCGTCATCGGACTTCTCGGTACGCCAGACACTGATAACAGTGCTATTAACAGATTTACCAATGTCAATAGCGACACAATTATTAGTGCCCACTTCTCCTCCTGCTGCAATGGTTTCGGGGGTTGTGAGTTCGTAATCATCGAAACACCCTCGAATTTGCTCGGTGGTAAATACATTAGAAACGCTCTCCACAAATTCACACTCATATTCCGTTCGCCAGTATAAAGAGTCTTGGCCCCACTCCAGCATTTTAGTAAGCATCTCTTCCTCATCGTATGGCGGGCTATATGCATCTCCTTTTATAACCGCATCTTTCCAAGTGTAATGCAAGCGTGTAAAAGAGTCAGCATAGTTTTCATCATATAAATAGCGGTGCATATGGTTCTCTTTCGTCTTGGGGGTTCCCAAGTTTATAAAGGGGGCTTTATTCGCTATAATACAAGGCTCGACATTATCTACAAATAAACTATCCGCAATGAGTGGACTCTCATCTACAATTAAAAAAGTTGGGTGCTGTCCGCGTATTGCTTGTCCTTGATTCGTAGGTGCAATCGGGGAACGCCTTAGCAAAGTACCGCCCTTTAATTTAATGTGCGGTTTATTATGCAACTTATAGTTATCTACTAAAGAGCTAAGAAAAGCATTATCTTGAAAATGCCTTAATACATAGTTAAAGATAAGAGCTGCTTGGTCTTCAGTGGGTGCGATAACAAATACTATATCGCGGAATCGTTTAAAAAACATATAAACAATAATAGCCACTGAAAGTGCCCACGATTTTCCACTACCGCGTGGCGCCAAGATTGCCATCTTCCTTTGTTTATTGGGGTTGCTACCGGGATAAGTTAAAGACTTCGTAACTATTTCTAATTGAAGGGGCCGAAGACGCAATGGCCTTTTTTTGTTATCAACCAGATAAGCATCACAGAACGCTTCGACAAGGGATGCCATTTTCTTTTCATCGCATCTTACCTTTTCAAAGAATTTTTCGAGCTGCCTGGAATCAAAAGCATTACGTCCGGTCAATACTGTCTTCAGATTCTTTGCTTCGTTCTTCACTGGGATCATCCAAACCTCCTAAGAAATCCATAAATTTTTCTGTCTTCTGTTCGACTAATGTAGGAACTTCAATCTTAAGTGCACGGAATTCAGTATGAATATCTTTAACGATTTGATTACGCTGTTTCAGTAAATCATTCCTGAGTTCTACATCACGAATGTGGGTAGTTATCTCTTCCCATAGAATATCTTCAAGTGCCAAATTGCGGGCAAGCAATCTCACAAGTTCTTGGTGTCTTTCGTATTCGCCTTCTCCCACACGTACTCGGAGACGGACTTCATAATCTTCTACTATTTCTTTCATTTCTTCTTCTTCGAAGTCTTTTTCTTTCGGGCTGAAGGTCTTAAGCTCGGATACTTCCTGTAAACCGCTGCCCTAATTCCTGCAGGCCTCGGTGCGTTATGAGCTAACTTCAATGCTGACTTAGCTCTCTTTAAAGTATTAATAGGGAAGCTCCCTGCGGGCGCTCCTCCTGATGGTCCAGCAAAAGCTTTCACTCCTTTATATTTTCCCACATTAGAACCACCTGGTTTCTTTCTGGCTGCAGCTTGTTTTTTCTTAGCTGCAGTCTTCTTCGCTGGTTTTTTTCTGCGAGCCATAGTTACCTCTTTAACTACTGTTACTTATAGAGTTTCCTAAGGTACCATCTTTGGAACGAGCGGTGTTAGTTGGAAGGTTCTTTGCTCTTTCCATAACCTCAAGGTTTGGAAAATGCGCTTTGTAATTATCAGGGTCTTCCTCTGTCTCGCCGCTGCCATTGCCTTTGTAAAATTCTAGTTTTGTTTTCGACATATTTATTTCTCCTCTTCATCTAAAGCTGCTAATAGCACTGCGATTACCTGATGTAATCCTTCTACCTGTATTCCTAATTCATCCATTTCGAAATCGTTCATTTTTATTCCTCCGCTGGATAATAAAACTCCAGCCGTTCTAGCAAGTCAGCCTTCTTCCCGCTCGTGGATAGTCCACGCTCTGTGAGGGCTTCCTTCAATTGCGCCACTGTGCAGCTTCCCCAATCAATTACCTCTTCAGGTTCTTCTTCAGGTTCTGGTTCTGGCTCTGGCTTTGCAACCGGAGCAGGTGCTGAAAATCCACTTACGTCAATACCAACACTACGCCCACAAGCGGGGCAGATGCCATTCTTGAAGTAAGGTTTTAGATTCTGACGAATCTCGTCCTTAGTAAAAACTTGGCAGCAATCAGAATAGGGACACTTAAACATACTTATTTATTTGCTTTAAGCATATATAAAAGCATCGCTTACTCCGCTTCTTCGGCGTCGTCATCGGCTTCGTCAGCGTCGTCTTCCGAATCTTCTGCTTCGTCAGCGGCTTCTTCCATAGCCTCTTCCTCTGCAGCTTCTTCTTCAACAACCTCTTCTTCGTCAGCTTCTGGCATATTTTCGTCGTCTGTCATATTTGTCTCCTTTATTCGTCGTCGTGTTCGTGTTCATCTTCCCCGTTACGGAAAGTTCCTTTGCGTATCTGTTCGATCTGACTGTTCTGTTGAGCAGTCCATAATTCTAATACTTTATAAATAATAACTAGTGCAGGGGAACCTATAATTAAAAGAACCGATTTGTACGATTCTATATCCTCTACTATCTCGGGATGACGAAATGCCATCGTTACCAAGAATATAGATAAACCTACCCAAGCCATAACAACTGGAGCTGCCACCACTACCATCATAAAGTTAGCGAAATTACCGTCTAGATTCATCGCATCTTTTTTGTCGGTCATTTGTTACTCTCCACTAGTAGCTTAATTTCTGCGAGAAGTATCTTTACCTCTTGCATATCTTCTGCATTCTTTTTATGGCGAGCGCCAAATTCGTTCTTTACTTCATATAATGAAAAAACCATAAAACGATATAAGGCATAAATTGCTCCAAGAAGAAGGACTAATGGTAAACCATAATCTTCGATTGCGTTGAGGATGTCCTCCATTATTGAGGTGCCTCCACTCTTATGTCAGCCGCACGGCCTACGGTCTCGTAAAGACCTTCATCTTCCTCAGTCATATTATTTCCTTAGGCTAATTTTTATTTAAAGCTTTTTACCATAGCCCCAATGTGTAAGCGAACGCACCAAGAGCTACAATGCCTAGTATCACTCTTAATATATCACGGTGGGTGGCGTAAT